CTTTGCCCAGTTTAATCTTGCGGTTTCTCTATTGATTGATCTTTGCAAATGAAAAGATAAACTACCTAGAATATATGCCGCTTCAGCACAACCCTCAATATCCATCTTTTCCACTTGATCCCTAGACATATTCATATATGCGTAAGCAGTATTAGAGTTAGGAAACTCACTTTGATAAGTTCCTAGACCAATACTACTCTCATATTCATCAAGGATAGTATCAATCCTATCCATCTTATCTATTAACGCATGTTTATTTTGTTGATCCATTCTTCTGGTTTCTCATCATAACGAAGTTCAATGTAAGTAAAGTTATTCAACTCACACCATTCTTTTAAATCGGCATCTCTTTTCTTCTGCTTGATAAAATCTTGTGCAGAAGCATGAAACATAGGAGTAAATTTATAGTGTTGCTGACCATGTACTTCAACTACTATTCTAAACTGAGTAATAAAAAAGTCAAGTGAAATACTTTTACCTTTTCTCAAAGTCACTGGAACTTCTTCCAATACTTGAGCAGTTGGAAATAGTTGTTTAAGAATACCTCTTGCATTAAGATGATAGGTAGAACGAGGTCTACTTTCATCTGCCTTAACAACACGACCCTTTAGATTAAGTCTATGTTCATTAAAATCTAAATCTTTTACTTTCATCTTTCCATACCTACAGTGTCAAAAATCTCTTTTTCTAATTCAATACAGCGTTCAGGATTCTCTTCAAGATATTGTGCGAAGTTAGGCATACCTTGGAACTTTTCTGTATCAGATAAAGTAATCCAAGCACCTTTCTTTTGAGCAATACCAAAATCACAAGCTAGTTCTGCGATTTCAAATTCTCTCCAAACTCCTCTGCCATATTTAATTATACTCTGGACTTTTTGACCCGGAGGACCAATTGCCGAAGTTACAACTTTCCAGTGAATCTTTTGACCAATTTGTGTATCACCCTGCATAACTGCCTCAGAATGACTTGCTTCAAGTTTAACATCTACTTGATATTTTAAAGATGTTCCACTCTTTTCAGTTTTAGTTTTTCTACTTCCAAAGGATGATACATTTGCCATCATATGAGTAATACCAACAACAGTTACATTGTTGATTGGTAGAACATTACCAATGCGGCGACACCACTTTGCTTGTGTCTTCTGGATACTCATGACTTGAATATCTTTAAGTTCACCAGCGAGTTCTGCTTCAGCAGCAAGAGCAGAAAATGAATCTACAACTGCTACTGATTTAGGATGACCATGAACTACTTTATCAAAGATAGCAAGATAATCTTCTCCAGAAAGAATGTTTCCTTCAGAACTACCAACCATTTGAAATTGATCTGGTCCTAGTTGTAGTTCCCGAATTCCTTCTAGATCTCTCTTTTTCAAACGACCTTCAATGTTACCATAATAAACAAATCTCTCTTGTGCTTGTGCATTAGCACAGAAAGATAGTGCAGTAACGGTCTTACCAATCTTTTCAGGTCCAGTCATAATAAACAATGAACCTTCAGGAACACCACCACCAAGGGCAAGATCAATTTTTGGTGATACAGAAATAATCTGCTTTGGTTTCTCCGTAATAAATGCAGCATCATGCAATGCATCGCCAAACTGTTTTACTAAATCTTTATATAACGGATTTTCTGCCACTGTCATACAATCTCCTAATCAAATTTGTCATATAAGCTCTTCTTCTTAATTCTATCAGTACTCCAAGTAGGATTCTCATTATACTTAACTGGAGTATCATCTGTATCAGGTTTAACAACTTTAGGAATCTGATACTGTTCCAACTTGTCTTTAACCCATTTAGCAGTTAAAGAATAGATGTTCCTATTATTTCTTATAAACTGTAATACTTTTTCATCGCCATACTTATCAATCAATCTATATGCAGTATATACTTGGCGTTTGAGATAAGGTTGCCACTCTTTATAAGATTCTTTATCTTTATGTTTTTCAATCCAGAATCTGCGTGGCAATTCCTTATTCTCATCTGCCTGTGCTTTTCTTTCACACATTAACTCAGCTATCCATTGTCCAAGTGTAACTTTTTTACCCGGATTATGTCTAGACTGATATTTGCTTTCGTATTTTTTGGTCATTTGATTTTATGCACATAGCCTTTACTAGATGCTTCATGAACTCCTCTGCTATGACGTTTATGACTTTCATCACCTCTTTCAGATCCTGCCGGAGTCATAACAGCAACACCCTTATTACCACGACCAGTTTTATTAATAATATGCTGGGTATGATGTTGAACTGGAACCTCTTGCATTTCAACTGGCTTTTCTTCTGGTTTATTATCCTCAATAAACCCCTCTACTAATTCTACCTCACGATCAAGATACTTAGCAATATCTTCCGCAGAATTATCTTCAAGTAACATACCTTGAACCATATATTTCTCTTGCTTACTCAATCCTTTTGTATTTGCAAATTTCGCCATTAGATAATCTCCCTTTCCGCATTCTTCAAGAATACTTCATTCTTAGTCTTCAAAAAAGTAACATACTGGTCAAAGTTATTCTTTGATGTATTAATAAACTTCCATGTAGGTCTTCCTACTCTTTGTTTGGTTTCCATACCTTCACTAAAAGGACCATATGGATTAAATAGTTTCCCATTCTCACCAAGCTTTACTAGATACCTATGATTATGCCTAATTGCATGGACATAAGGATTTGTTTTTGCTTGTTCTACTGGTTGATAATTAATCTGAAAACATCCATTTTGATCTACAAAATCTTCTCTACCACGAACAGTATAAAGAACAGTATTCTGATTAGATGTTACTGGTTCAGTATAAAATCCATCCTTATCTTTATCTTGTCTGATTACATGCTCACTCATTTAGTTCTTCCTTTCTTTTTCCAATCTGCTTTTGTATAATTATCTTTCATATCACTAACAGAATTAATTCTGCTCATACCTTTTGGTAATTCTTTCATACCTTCTGTTCTTTTAGTCTTATGTTCTTCCCTCATTTTTGCAGTAAGTTCTTTACCATATTTTTTCTCATTTGCTTCTGCAAGTTGCATAACAGTTTTAATTTCTTTTACAGAACAATAAGTATTATCATCCTCATAAGACCTTACAACTTTTTTACTATTACATTCTGGACACTTATATCTAGCAAGAGATTGATCATATTCAGAAATAGACGAAACCATTTCAGAATACTCTCCACATTTCTCACATACAAATGTATATCTAGGCATCTTCATCTCCTATATAATCCTTGGGATTTAAACACTTAGAACAATATACTTTCATTGCTCTAGTAGTAAGAGAATACTTGGATAACTTTAAATGCATAGTATCTTCTTCAGAAGTTTTAGTAGATGCTTCTACATTTGGAATAATAACAGTAACTTTATCTTTATGTTCTATTTTTCTACGACAGTTATCACAAACGTCTTTTCTCTTCATCAATTATACCTTAGAAATTCTTCCCATTCTGGTAGTTTTTTAAAACCCCAGAAATTATAGGCATTTGGTTCGTATGGTTTATTTATAAGCGGCATACCAGCCTGTGAGGGGGTTCTACCACCCTTTTTAATGTTACATGATTTACAAGCAATCACGACATTATTCCAGACATGACAATCAGCTTTTCTATTATACATACGTTTAGGAACAACATGGTCAATTGTTGAGATACTATCTGATAGTTTTTCATAACAATATTGACATCTTCCTTTATCTCTAACCATTAGATTATGTTTTGTAAGAGGTATTTTTTTATTTACATTTATATACCTATTAGTCATACCAACTGCTGGTATTTGAACTACCAAACCACCAGCAGAGGTTACATAATCATCATAGTATTTTATTACTGTAATACCTTCTTCTGGTATCTCTTTTCCTAGAATGTCAAGACAAATCGCCCTTTTCCAATTAATAACCCTTAATGGAATCCCGTCTGTGTTCAAGACCAGTGCGGGTTGGTGATTCATATTAGACTCCTAAAAATCGTGCTACCAAAGCTGTTGCTAAACCTACTGTAACTAGACCACTATATATTGCCCACCATAGATTAGAACTAGGGACCGTTTTATCTAAAGGAATTTGTTTTTCAATGTCGTCAAAATTTCTTTTGACCCTATACAATGCCTTTTCAATATCTTTATCAGTAAATAACAAATGCATTTTATTTTTACCAATAAAAACTCTAACATGACGATAGGTTTTTTCAGCATTATAATGAGCAGCACCATTCTCTATGGTTGTCATTTTACCAACATCTGGAACTTCTTTCATAAACATACTTCACCTCATAGACTTAAATCATCAAAATCTAAATCATCTAAATCGTTTTTAGACGCACCAATTTTATAGGATGTGATTTCACTTTCTTGAGGAGCAACTTGAACCGCTTCACTATTCATAAATGCATCTGACCAACCCTTAATAGGATTTTTTCTTGCATTATAAATCTTATCAAATCCAAGTGTTTCAAGACGAGAATCAACTAACCACTCAATATAACCATGTAGAGTAGTTTCATTCAAACCAATCAACGATCCATCCTTAAATAGGTAAGATGCCCATTCCTTTTCTTCATTTGCTGCTCGTTCAAACATGGAGACTGCATCATCATGACACCTTTTAACCACCTCTTGAAATCCTTCAGACTTTTCATTCTTCAAGATATTAAGAATAGTTTGAGTGTTATATAGATGAATTGCCTCATCCCTTTTGATTAGACGAATGATGTCCGCATTACCAATCATTTTCTTATTCTTCGCAAAAGCAAAAGAACAAATAAATGAAACATAAAAGCGAACTGCTTCTAAAATGTTAATACTAATCAACGTCATATAAAGTTGCTCTTTTACATCTTTATAAGTTCCATATCCTAACTT